AAAACTAATTTATGAACTCAATTACTTTTAGTGGGTGTAGTATTACATGGGGTGACGAATTAAATGATAGGTTGAATGAAAGATACAGCAAACTTGTTGCAGATCATTACAACACTAAAGGATACAATATGTCAGAATGTGGTATCAGTAATGATGCGATAGTAAGAAGAACAATTGAATACTTACAAGGCACAAGACCAGATTTAGTAGTTTTACAATTCACTGTGACACAACGAATTGAATTTTTTGATGCAAATGTTGAACCAGAGAAATGGACACCTCAAAGATTGAAGTCTGTTAGACAAAGAGATTATTACACAAGAATATACAATGAGGTATTGGGAGCAGAGAACTTATGGAAAAATATATTTCTCTTTGATTCTTTTTGTAAAAGCATAGGTCAAAAGTATGTGTCTATAATTGCAGAACATTATGAGAGCACACAAAGGTGGCCAGAAAGGTATTATGAAAACAAAAAAGGGTATTGGAGAAGTTTGTGTAATGACTATACTCCAGTATGGATGCATATGGATGTACTCAAAGGATTGAAACAATGCCCTGCTCACTATGCCAATGGATTTAACGGTGGGCATCCAAGTGCGAAAGGTCACAAAGCGATAGCAAATAAAATCATTGAGTTGATAGACGCTATATAAAGTGTTATAATGATTATGACTGAACTCTAATTATGGCCAAAGGATTTAAGGTGGTCTCCAAACCACCAATTGAGAAGAAAGATGAATTTGACATCGAAGCAGCAAAACAACTTATCAAGGGTAAGAGTATTGTATTCTGTTTACCTGGTAGAGGTGTATCATACATTTTTCTAAAGAATTTTGTATCACTCTGTTTTGAATTGGTACAGAATGGGGCAAACATTCAAATTGCACAAGACTATAGTTCTATGGTTAATTTTGCAAGATGCAAAGTTTTAGGTGCAAATGTGCTAAGAGGACCTGATCAATTACCTTGGGACGGTAAACTAAACTATGACTATCAACTGTGGATAGACAGCGACATTGTATTCAACCTCGAAAACTTTTATAGAGTTATAGCAATGGATAAAGATATTGCAGGTGGTTGGTATGCTACAGAGGATGGTAGAACCACTTCATGTGCACATTGGTTAGAAGAGGATGATTTCAAAGAAAATGGCGGTGTGATGAATCACGAGATGGTAGATGGTATTGTAAAACGTCGTAAACCATTCACTGTTGATTACTCTGGGTTTGGTTGGTTACTTATCAAAAAGGGTGTGTTTGAACATAAAGATATGAAGTATCCTTGGTTCGCTCCTCAAATGCAGGTATTTGACTCAGGTGAAGTACAAGATATGTGTGGTGAGGATGTGTCATTCTGTCTTGATGCAATCAAAGCAGGGTACGAGATATGGATAGATCCTCAGTGCAGAGTAGGTCATGAGAAAACTAGAATCATATAGATAGCGGTGATGACCAATATAACTGCTATGGAATTGTACGATATTTACATCAAAGGGAGTAAAGAATTTAGTCAAATATCAGAGGAGGAGATGCTTGATATTACGCAAGAACTGGCAGATGATTATTACAAAGAAGGGTTTCCTCACCCTGATGAAATAGAGGTAAGATATCTTGGGCATGAAGAAGACCCCCAATAGGGGTCTTTTTTGTCTCTAAATAATGATAAATATACCCAGACTATAATTTGTAGTGCCCACACAAAGGTTTTCACAAGGATTCAAGGATATCTCCTTATCCTTTAAAAGACATCCAGTAACAAATGACATTCTTGCATTAAGAAATGAGGATGCCATAAAACGTTCTGTGCAAAATTTAGTTCGTACGATAAGAGGTGAAGTTTTTTTCAATGAACTCGTAGGCACAAACATTTCTAATTCACTATTTGAATTAGCGAATGGTGATTATATTGATCCATTGAGAACTCGGATTGAGACTGTAATTAGTAACTTTGAACCAAGAGTCAATTTGACTAAAGTTGATTTTCAAACCTTTCCCGATCAAAATGCAATTGATGTTACTATAAATTATGAAATTATTGGACTCTCTGCTCCTTCACAAACTGTCAATTTTATTCTAGAACCCACAAGGTTATAATGGCACTGCAACAATTTACAAATCTAAACTTTGAGGACATCAAAACCTCAATAAAAGATTACTTAAGACAAAACTCAAATTTCACTGACATGGATTTTGAGGGGTCAAATCTTTCTGTTATTGTAAATTTGCTTGCATATAATTCATACACCACAGCATATAATACTAACGCAGTTGTAAACGAAACATTTATAGACAGTGCTACACTTAGAGAGAACGTAGTATCACTAGCAAGAAATATAGGTTACGTGCCTCGTTCAAAAAGAGCAGCGAGAATGTTGGTTGATTATGCTATGTCTGGAATAACAACTACTACAAATACAATTACTTTTCAACCTGGTTTGATAGGAAATGGGAGTGTATCAAATATTAATTTTTTATTCTCTATACCTGAGAAACTGACAGCTTCCGCTACAGAGGGTCAATCAACTGGTGTAATTGAAGTTTTTCAAGGACAATATTTAGAATCAAGATTTGTCGTAAATGATTCTCTTCCCAATCAAAGATATATTTTACCTAATAATGGTATTGATACTTCAACCATAAGAGTGAAGGTAAGGGAGAATAATTCAAGCACTACATCAGAAGAATATAAATTAGTTGATAATATAATTGGCATAACTTCAACCTCAAACATATATCTAATTCAAGAAACCACTGATGAAAAGTATGAAGTATTATTTGGTGATAATATTTTTGGAAAAAAATTATCTAATGGAAATTTGATAGAGATATCTTATATTAAAACTGAAGGTAAGGACGGAAATGGTGTAAGAAGATTATCATTTTCTGGAACAGTGACTGATGAAAATAATGTTACTGAAACAGAAATATCAACATCTATTATACCACAATTTCCATCACAAAATGGTGATGATATAGAAGATGTAAGAAGTATAAGGTATTATGCACCTAGACTATACTCTTCACAACACAGAGCAGTCACAGCAAATGATTATGAAGCAATTGTTCCATCAGTGTACCCTAATATAGAATCAATAAGTGCCTTTGGTGGTGAGGAGTTGTCACCTCCAAAATACGGTAGAGTTTTTATCGCAGCAAAACCAAAAAACGGATCGTTTTTATCAGAATTTACTAAAAAACAGATACTTACATCATTAAAAAATTATTCTGTGGCAGGCATAGTGCCAGAGATTATTGACTTGAAATTTTTATACGTTGAACTTGACACTCATGTATACTATAACGCAAACTTCGTAGGTGATACGCAAAACTTAAGAAGTGATGTGATAACTGCTATGACTGCTTTTGCGAGTGGAACAGAATTGAATAAATTTGGAGGTAGATTTAAGTATAGTAAAGTTTTATCTCTCATTGACCGAGTAAGTGATTCTATCACTTCAAATATCACTACAATAAGAATTAGAAGAAATTTAGTGGCACAATTAGACGTATTCAGTCAGTATGAAATATGTTTTGACAATACATTTCATAGAAATGAATCCAGTTATAACATTAAATCTACAGGTTTCAACGTGTCAAATGTTTCAGGCACGGTGTATTTTTCAGATCAACACACACCTGGCACGGATAAAGGTAAATTATTTCTTTTTCAAATTGATGGAGATTCAAAAGTCAAAATTTTATCCACGACATTTGGTTCTGTAGATTATAAAAAAGGTGAGGTCATAATTGACACTGTGAATATTACAGGCACATTATTACCTGACAACATTATTGAAATACAAGCAGTGCCACAATCAAATGATGTGCTTGCAAGAAAAGAACTATATCTTCAATTTGATGTATCGAATAGTAATTTCTTTATGAGAGAGGATCCTATATCTACGGGGGCAAATACATCTGGTACAAGATATGACCCACAATCAAGTTATAGTAATGGTGCAAAAGTAAGAGGTGCAATCATAACAAGCTCAGCGAGCACCTCAAATTTAGTTGGATACGTGAACGGAAATCCTTACTACGGACCTTTTCACTTTCACCCAAATACAGGTAAGAAAATGGTTGGTGCGTTCCATGTTTCCACTCCTCATGACACCATATACGCTACCAAGGCAGAGAGTTTAGGAATTGCTGCTGACAGTGCCCCTATAGATAGTTCGACAACTAGCACGTCAATGACATCGACAACATCGTCGTCATCTTCATCATCATCCTCAAGCAGTAGTAGTGGATACGGATACTAATGATACAGACATCATTAACA